GGTATAGGCGGAGCTCTGGGGCAGGCAGGCGGTTTCGTGGGACAAGGCTTCAAGGGACTGGGACAAGGCTTTGGACTTTTGGGACAGTATGCCGGCGGTGCAATAGCAAACAGCGGAGTAGGTCAGTTTGTTGGAGGAATTGGAAGTGCAGCAGGTGGAGCCATTGGAAGTATTGCAGGTGGCGTATCCAATATAGCCGGAGCACTTGCAGGGCCAGCAAGTGCAGTGAGCGGACTTTTTGGTGGCGTGCTCAACGTAGCGACAACAGCCATAGGTCCGATAGCCGGAATGTTTGGCACGTTGCTTTCAGGAGCTTTGCCGGTAATCGGAGTCATATCCGGCATAATCGCAGTAGCAAGCATATTGTACGACAACTTGGATGGAGTACGGGGCATAATTCAACAGACGTTCGGAGATCAGGGCGTACAGGTCTTTGATAAATTCAAAAGCGGACTTGATGGAGTGATCGGATACATTCAGGGATTGTTTAACGATGGACTTGCAGACGCTCTTTCAGGGATTAGAGAGAAATTTATAGGACTGTTTGACGGAGACGCAGCAGTAACAGCCGGAGCAACATTCGACAACATAGTAAATATCTTGCAGTCGGTGCTTGGAGTAATCGGACAGATAGTTGACTTCGCGATAGGTACAGTAAAGCCGATCATTACAGATATATGCAATTACCTTGTTTCAACTGTATTCCCGATCATACTCAATACGTTTAATTCGGCAGCACCGATTATTTCAGAGATTATAAGCAACGTTGGAAGTGCAGTAATGGGTGTAGCACAGATTATAGCAAGTGCATTTCAGGCAGCATTACCGTTTATAAAAGGCTTGATAACAACAATCCTTACAATCGGTTCAGTAGCGATACCGGCAGTGCTTTCAGCATTCAACACTGTATGGGGCAGCATCAGTTCCATAGTCGGAAATCTGCAAGGTATCTTCGACGGACTCATAACGTTTATAACAGGCGTGTTCACTGGCAACTGGTCACAGGCTTGGGAAGGTGTTAAGCAAATCTTTGGAAATGCCTTCGATGCACTCGTAGAGTTGTGCAAAGCTCCAATAAATGCCGTTATAGCACTTATCAATTCAGCAATCGGAGGAATCAACAAGCTTGGGCTCAAAATACCCGACTGGGTACCACAGCTCGGAGGCAAGGAATTTAAAGTCAACATCCCGACTATACCTATGCTTGCAAAGGGCGGATTTACAAGTGGCCCGTCAATAGCAGGTGAGGCAGGAAGGGAAGCTGTCATATCCTTTGATCGCAGCGTAAGAGCACAGAATATAAGCACATGGGCGAAAGCCGGTGAAATGCTTGGACTAAGACATGTAAGTGAGGCACGAACCCTTGAACCGGTTGACGCAGGCGAGGCAATGCGAGGCGACAACATAACCTTTGCACCTCAGATCACAATACAAGGCAATGCAGATGATTCAGTAGTGGATGATCTTATGGACCAGATGCAGGCAATGTTTGAAAACTGGTATGAGCAGAGGCAGAGAAGACAGTTTAGGACAGCATATTAAACAAGGAGGACGCAATGGCAGTATACACAACAAAAGGCGGCGATACATGGGACATAATCGCAAAAGAGCTTTATGAGAGTGAATACAAGGCTGACGTCCTTATGGCAGCAAACCCGGAGCACATCGGGACATTCATATTCGGTGCGGGGGTAAAACTCAACGCACCGGATATTGACCTTGACGATGACGACGAAGGCGACCTGCCACCGTGGAAGTATGCAGCCGAGGAAGATGAAGATGATTAACACAAGACGGGTAAAAGTCAGTGCTACCTACAATAACGGCGACTTTTCAGAGAAGACGGGAGCAGACATAGAAAGTCTGACATACGTTGACAGTGCGAGCGATAACTCTGACAGCGTGGATATAACGATCAACGCCCAGAGCAGCAAATGGCTGAAAGAATGGCTCCCGGAAAAAGGAGCCACCATTGAGCCGAGGATCATAGGCAAGAACTGGAAATCGAATGGCAAGGGCAGCCACACAATCAAGTGCGGGCTTTTCATCCTTGACGACATAACATACAACGACCGTCCAAGCACACTGAGCATTGGTGGAGTATCAAAGCCCAGTGATGATAATTTTTCAGAGCTCAAACAGGAATATGTCTGGAAGAACACATCAGTCAAAAGGATAGGCGAGACCATAGCAGGACGCTACGGCCTTGAATTTACCTACGATGCAGATGATTACGACATAGAGTGCGACGAGCAGGACGAGACGGACAGCAGCTATTACAACACATTATGCAAGAATTACGGACTAACGCTGAAAATATATTCAAGGCGTATGTGGGTTTATGACAGGGAGAAGTACAAAGAAAAGCCACCGGTCAAAGTATTTACAAAGAGCTCCATGATAAGAGGGACGCTTTCATATAGTACGACTCTTTCAGGAACATATACAGGCGGGACGTTCAATTATACCGATGCCGACAAGGACATAGACATTACATGTACTGTAGGCGGAGGACTTCATACAAAAAGCGTGAGCCGCAGGGCAACAAGTATTCTTGACGCAAGTGTTCAGCTATGTGCGGAGATCAACAATGCAAATCACGGAAAGACGAAGCTTAAATTCTCTGTGTATGGAGAATGGAAGGTGTGTTCAGGACATGTGATACAGCTCAAAGGATATGGAGCAGGTGAAAACAGTGGGCTTAACGGCAGATACTTTGTTGATAAGGTAACTCATAAGTTCACAGCATCGGGCGGATTCGTATCCGACATAGAATGCAGCAGGATTGAAACATCATTCCATTACTGGGATGTCGGCGGAACCATAGAGGTACATACCGACGATAAGAAGAAAAAGAAGAAAACCGAAGACGACGAGTACACAAGTACCTACGAGACCACAAGCCCGGCAGCAAATGCGGCAAGTGCAGCGGCAGGTATAAAAGCCGGTGACTCAGTAAATCTCAAAGATGCTCCATTCTACGTATCAAGTACGGCACAACAGCCATCAGGAAAGAAGAGCGGTACGTTTTATTTCTACGATGCAATACTCATGGCAGGGCGGTACAGGATGACAAACACCGCCGACAGATGCGGAAAGCTCCCGGTAGGAAAGAATGTAACAGGCTGGGTTCCGGCTTCGTATTGTGGTGGAGAAGATGCCGGAAGTGCAGGAGAAAGCACGAAAGTCGGCAGCGGATAAGGAGGGGCATAATGGCGAGCGGAAGTATTAACAGAACCGGACGCGTAAGCTCCATAGATTACAAGCGTGGAACATACGAGGTAACGTACTTTGACAGAGGACAGAGCGTTACAAGGCAGATCAATGCTATATCGAATGGCGAATACAAGATGCCCAAAATAGGACAGATGGTATCTGTGATGCACAACAGTAACGGAAGTGCGGCAGGCGTGACAGTAGGTACGGTCTGGAACGAGTCAAACAAGCCCGTCGAAGGGTACGAAGGACTTTTCAGGAAAGAGTATTCAAACGAGCAGGGGCAGGCATACGAAAGGTTTGACGCCAACACAGGAGTATATACCCAGTTCATCCCGACAAGGACAGGACGTAACTGCAAAGGTGAGATTTACGACGAGGCTAAAGGTCCTATAAGTATGGTAGGCGGAGGACAAGTGCAGCTAAATTCATCAGGCGGAAGTATATCGATGCAGGCTGCACAGGGAGCCGGAATAAATGCCGGAACGAATGTAAGTCTTGAAAGCGGTGCGGATACGAGCATCGAGAGCGGCGGACAGATGGGAATAGCCGTAGGCGGTAAGTTTTCCGTTGTAGTTACCGGCGAGACATCGATAGAACACAGCGACAAAGTTGAGATCAAGGCAAATGGAGCAACGATAACGATCAGTGCATCGGGAGACATAAGCATTACAAGCCCAACAAAGATTGAAATGAGTGCTCCGAAGATAAACATAAATGCTCCGGACGGAGATGTAAAGATCAAGAACGTAAGTCTTATAGATCATAAACATGCAGGAGGACCGAAGCCCGACAGGTAAGGGAGGTGTGATAAATGGCAGTTGGTTCATTCATGGGAAAGACATTTAAGGTAAACGACAAAAAGATATTCACACCAAGCAATCTTTCGGGAAGTGCCGGAGCTGATTATGCTATCCACGAAAGAGCCGGGAAGAGAGCAAGGAGTCAGTATCTTGGACCAAAACTGAGGAATTATACATTTGACATAGTGCTGAGAGCACAGGACGGCGTAAATCCTTTGAAGATAAAAAACTATTTCAGGAAGAAATGTGAGAAAGGAAAGGCAGACCACTTCATCATAGGCGGCAGGCCGTTATCATCCCACAAGTTCAAAATCCTTGAAGTATCTGAGGAATGGAACAGCGTAATACTGGGCGGAGCACTTATTGAATGTACAATAACCCTTAAAATCGAAGAATATCTGTAAAGGAGGTACACGGTGGCAAATGTAATAAATCCGGCAGTGATAGAGATCGAAGCCGGGGAAGTGGACGACAAGACTGCAAAGGAAGTGTACAGAAACTTGCAGGTATTGTATTCAACAGTTACAGGAGAGCAGGCACTCGACAGGGATTTCGGAATAGAGATTGCTTCACAGGATTTACCTTCTGAGGAAGCAAGGGCGTTACTTGTAGCTGAGTATGTAAGAAAGACACAACAGTATGAGCCAAGGGCAAGGGTTGACCGGGTGGAATGGGACAAGAGCAATACTCCCGATGGCAATATTACTCCAAAGGTGGTGATAGAACTTGTCTAATATTAGCCAACTGGCAAATGTGCCGGATATAAGTTTCATAGAAAACATGTCGCTTGAAGAGACGGAGCAGCAAGTGATAGATACATACCTTCGTCTTTATCAGGAACTTACGGGAAAGGAAGCAGAGCTGGGAGATGCGGACACAAAGAAGCTTCTCATAAAGGCATTTTCACTTATCATTTATCAGGTAATGCAGTACATAGATGCAAAAGGCAAAGCAGAACTTCTCAAATCTTCAACAGGCAATGCACTGGAAGGATTGGCAGCTCTTCTGGGAATAACGAGAAACGGAAGCGGAAAAGCCATAGCTGTAGAACGTTTCACACTGTCTGCAGAAAGACCGGATGTAATTGCAGTGCCGGCAGGAACAAGAGTAAAGACACAGAACGGGTATTATTTCAATACTACAGAATATGCAGAGATTGCAGCGGGTGACATGTATGTCGATGTGCCAATACAGGCAGAAGAGGCGGGAACAGCAAGCAATGATCTTATCGCAGGAGTCATCAATACGCTGGTAGACCCGATCGCATATGTGGCAAAGGTCGAGAACGTCACAAAGAGCACGGGCGGAACCGATACGGAAGATGATGACAGTCTGACAGAAAGGGTATATCTTGCACCGTCAAAGTTTTCAGTCGCAGGACCTATAGGAGCATATGAATACTTCATAAGGGAATGGCGTTCGGATGTCGGAGATGTAAAGGTGGTAAGTCCTACTCCATGTGTAGTTGTCCTATATGTCGTACTCAATGATGGTCGTGTTCTCACAGACGCAGAGAAAACAAGCCTGCTTGAATATATAAGCGACGACGATATAAGACCGCTGACAGATCAAGTACAGTGCGGAACACCGGAAGAGATAGACTATACGATCGATGTTACCTACTACATAGCGAGAAGCGACAGTATGAATGCAAACAACATCAAGGAAGCAGTCGAAGCAACGGTAGAAGAATACAAGCTATGGCAGCGGAAACTTGGAAGGGATATAAATCCTACGGAGCTTGTCTACCGCATAAGGGAAGCCGGAGCGAAAAGAGTATCGCTGACAGCACCCACAGATGTAGTTATCACAGACATACAGCTTCCAAACTGCACAGATACAAATCTGGCATACGGAGGGCTTGAAGATGATTAAAAGTCTTAAAGATGCGAGGATAACGGATGGGCTGCCTCGGATAGTTGCAGAACAGGACTGGGTAATAGCTCTGTCGGAAGCACTGGGGCTGACGCATCAGCAAATAATGGAGTATGCGGATAAAAGCCAGATATACACGGCAATAGACGATCTTGACGATGAGAAGCTTGACATACTTGCGGTCCAGTTCAACTCTCCGTTTTATAGTCAGGACATGGAAATAAGCGTAAAGCGGGAGATCATCAAAAAGACGCTCAAATGGTATATGAAAGCGGGAACACCCGGAGCGGTAAAGGAAATGATACAGACCGTATTTGGGGAAGGCGACATAGTTGAGTGGTTTAATTTCCCGGAAGGTGAACAGGTTCCGGGAGAATTTGAAATCATAACAAATGCCGAGCTCACACCGGATGTATTTGAACAATTTGCCCGTATCATTGACAAGGTAAAAAATGTTAGGTCTCACCTCAGAAGCATACAGGTAACACGAAACATTAGCCAGGTCATACAGGTAGCGACGGGAGTACATCAGGGCGTGACATACAATCCGCCGATCACATGCGTACAAAGCAGAGGCTTTGACATCAGCACACCGCATATTGCAGCGACAGCAACAAAACAGGGCGTAACATACAATTCACCAATATACGTAACGTCATAAAGGAGGGAAAAGATGCCAAGTTTATATGCACCGGGAGTCCTTACCAACGATGGTATCGCACTTCTCGAAAAGGCGATAGCCGGCGACTGTGAAATACAGTTTACCTCAATAACGACCGGAGACGGTACTTACACGGCAGAGGAAAGAACTGTAAATGCATTGCAGTCGCTTACAGAGCTGAAAAGCCTTAAACAGACCACGGCAGTGACGACATGCGAGTACAATACGGAAACGCAGGTTAAAGTTGCAGCCACAATCTCGAATGCAACGCTTGTGTCAGGATACTACATGAATGAAGTAGGGCTGATGGCAAGGGAGAAGGACGACCCGACAACAGAAATCCTCTACGCTATATCACTCATTGATGAGAACGTTGAGAAGGGCGACTACATGCCGCCGTACAACGGTTCAAATCCGGCAGCGGTAGTTCAGGCATTCTACATACAGGTAGACAATGCCGAAAATGTAACCATCGAAGCGACTCTCGAAGGATACGCCTTACAGGAAGATATGGAGCAGGTACTTCATGGATTCAGAAGGACAATACTGAATGACGAAGGAAAACACATTCTGACAGCAGATGGCAAGGCTATTGCAGCAGCAGATTATTATGTGCCGAAATCAGAAGTCGTGCTGGAAATGCAGGCGATAAGACGTGAGATAAGAGCTGAAAAACTCGCTCTTAAATCATACATAAAAAATAATTTCTCAAGGAGGTAACAAATGTCAGACATCGTAATCAAAAACCTTCCCGCTCATGGGGAGATGAAAAGCACAGACGTCTTCATTCTGGAGGATAAAGACGGCAACGTTACAGGCAAGGGAAGCTTGGGAGACCTTGCGGAATTTGTCGCAAAGGCATGGACCTTCGGCAATGCCGGCTATCACAACTCGATCTACCGCGGCAAGAACCTTGGAGACCATGTAACTGATGAGCAGTGGGAGGCTATACAGAACGGTACTTTCGAAGGAATGTACATAGGCGACTACTGGGTAATCAATGGCAAGACATGGCGTATCGCTGCATTCGATTACTGGTATGGCTTCGGAGATACTGCTTGCAGTACCCACCATGTAGTCATCGTACCGGATGAGAATTTGCTTGCAGCTGACGGAAGCACAACACATTACATGAATACCTCAAACATTACTACAGGTGCTTATGTAGGTTCCGGCTTCTACAGTGGCACTAATGCCGACAACACAAGCAACACCGCAAAAGCATCATGTCAGAACATGGCTAAGAATGCATTCGGTGCGGCTCACATCCTTACTCACCGCGAGCATTTCCAGAATGCAATGACAGACGGACACGCAAGCGGCGGTTCATGGTACGACAGTGACGTTGATATTATGAACGAGCCAATGGTATTCGGCAGCTACATCTTCACACCTGCCAATGATGGCGTGACGATACCAAATCTATACACTATTGATAACGGCCAGCTCCCACTGTTCGCACTGAACCATAGACACATCTGCAATCGTGCGTACTGGTGGCTGCGTGATGCCGTGTCGGCGTCGAACTTCGCCGGTGTGGACACCGGCGGTCTCTGCAACTACAGCATCGCTTCGCATCCGTGGGTTGGCGTCCGCCCCGCTTTCGGTATCTGCTGATCTTAAATCCCCACCCTTCACGGGTGGGGATGATGGAGGGAATGAAGAATGTCAAGTGTACCCAAAGGAAAAAGAGAGAAGCATGATCTTCTTGCGACGCACTACCTCACGAAGCTCAGAAAAGAGATAACGGAGCTGGCAGTAAATGACTTCGGATACGATAAGGAAAGACTCGAAAAGAAGATAAGCCGCTTCGAGGAATGGACGAACTGCGAGGACAAAGAAGAAGTCGTCGCAAGGATGAGGGCCAAGAACGAAAGCTTCTATGCGGACTTCGTAGAGGAAGAGACAAGGGAGACACGCAAGATACTTCGAAAAGCAGTGGCAGAGTTCGAGACAGGAAATTCGATATATCCGTCCGGCGAAGCACTGATAGAAGAGTACAAGGAAAGACGGCTGCATCTCGACAAAGCAGTGGGACATCTGTTTGCACTAAAGCAGGAGCTACAGTACATAGCCGACATTCTCCCCGGAGACAAGAACCGATACGATGGCTTCGCGGAAGCTATCAAGAAAGAAATATCTTTAGTAAGAGGCGTAAGACGTGCGGCCAATAAGTTTCTAAAGGAAGATAACGAAAAAGAAGATACCAACAAAGAAGCTACAGGAAAAGAAGAAAAGAAGTAGCATACAGTAAGGCAGCTTTTGAACGTGCGAACTGGTGGCTGCGTGATGCCGTGTCGGCGTCGAACTTCGCCAATGTGAACAACAACGGTAACTGCAACTACAACAACGCTTCGAATACGTGGGTTGGCGTCCGCCCCGATTTCGATATGCCCGTCAATCTTACTGGGCTAAAACCGAAAGGAAAAGCTGTCTTTGGTGAATAACCTTAATAACAGTGTCAGAAATGACAGGGCAATATACCGGTCTGCCCCATGCGGTGAGTTACGACGAGTCGATAGCCGGGGCTTAATAGGTGTAAAACATGCTGATAGCAGACATGAACATTTTGTACGAAGCGTACAGAAAATCCATGATAGGCAGTGCATGGAAAAGAGAGCCGGAGAAATTCGAGCACGATTGGCTTTGCGAGATAGCAGACCTTAAACATGAGCTTGAGGGAAGATCATACCATACACTACCGGGTACGGAATTTAAACTGAATGAGCGTGGGAAGATAAGACACATACATGGCGGAAGGATGAGAGACAGGGTTGTGCGTCATGCACTTTGCGACAATATCTTAGGACCATACCTGAAACCATATCTTATCTACAACAATGGCGCAAGCCAGAAGGGTAAGGGTCTGAGCTTCGCCCGAAGCATGTTTGAGCGCGACCTGCATAATTATTTCCTCAAATACGGGACGAATGAAGGATATGTCGGCTTTGTGGATTTCTCAAAATTTTACGATAACATAAGGCACGACAAGATCAAAGAAATGATCTATCCAAAAATCCCCGAAGATACATGGTGGCTCATGGACGAGATACTTTCAAACATGGAGATAGACGTATCATACATGACGGATGAAGAATATGCTCACTGCATGGATGAGAAGTTCAACTCCGTAGAGTATTACGAGAATATCCCTAAAGAGCTGAGAACGGGTGAAAAGTTCATGAAGAAGTCCGTAAACATTGGAGACCAAGTATCGCAGGACATAGGCGTGTTCTATCCACATAGGATAGATAACTATGTAAAGATAGTCAGAGGCTTCAAATTTTATGGACGGTACATGGATGATATGTATCTCATACACCCGGACAGGGAATATATAGCAGATACCATATGCGGGATAACAGGAGAAGCGAAAGAAATCGGGCTTTTCATAAACAATAAGAAAACACATATATGCGCTCTGTCCGACAGATACACGTATCTACAGGTGAAGTATTTCCTCACTGATACCGGAAAGGTAGTAAAGAGGATAAACCCTAAATCTCTAAAACGTGAGAGGCAGAAGCTTAAAGCATACAAACATCTGCTTGATAAAAACATGATCGAATATTTCGATATCGAGCAGGCAGCAAAATCATGGATGGGTTCATTCGTACATTTGATGTCAAAGCAACAAATAAAGAACATGAAGAAGCTCTATATGGAGCTTTTCGGAAAGGAACTGAGATGGAAAAAATAATTTTTAAGGATGGAACTGAAATAACAGTTGAGAGAAACGGCTCATGTTTTATCGTAGAAACGAAGCCGGAGTTCCCAGAGGACTTGACTGATATCACAATTGAAGGTGAAATGCCACAGACAATCGCAAACGGCAGGATTGTAGATGCTGCATCTGTAGATGGCCGTTATTGGTTTACTATCATTGAGATATCAGAAGCAGAGGCAAGGGAAGCAAAAAGGGAAGCACAGATCATGTACACAGCACTCATGACAGATACGATCATGGAGGGATGAGACTATGGAAGAGACAATCTTTGACAAGGTAAAGAAGTTTTACAACATGCACATTTACAAGAAAAAGCACGTGGCTGACTTCGTGAAGAAGGGCAAGCTCACACCGGAACAGTACGAGCTCATTACAAAGGAGCCTTACACAGAGTAAGGAGAAGAGAGGGACGATATGAATATAGGGGAATATGCAACAAGGCTGGAAGAAATAAACAGGTTACAGTCAGAGCTTATCGACGCACTGTTTCTTGAAGTATTACAGCATAAAGAAGTGGATGAGCTGGAAGGAAGCAAAGCCGGACAGCTCATCAAAGAGGTAGCCGAGAAAAGAAGGGAGATCGGTATCTGAGCGTAAAACTCCGACTGATATAAACATGGAGGACATGAAGATGGTTGAAACAGCAATCGCAATCTCATTTGC